TTTCAGTTGATAAACGCGGTGAGTACGGGGTCGAGAAGGGTGACCCCATATGTGGCTGCAAGGTGGAAGAAATCGTTCGAGCGCATCCATCAGCGCCGTCGAATCTGAATCAATGTCCACGTCCACCAGAGAACCGAATAGATGGATGCCAAGGTTGTCCTCGGATGTTCCATCCAATAACTCTTTCAGAATTAACTCTGTCTTATTTTTATCGTTATCTTTCGGTCTCCAGTTTCGTGCTGGACTCTTGTCGCCTTTATTTACGCGTACAGCGAAACCGCCGCTATTTCTTATGAATTCAGCCGATACTTGGCGGTGCGTGTTGAAGACGCGATGCTCATCGGGTGTCGTGACTAATTCATTGGCCACGTCGGTGACTCTCCAGTTTTCTACGTTTCCGCTGACGGGTGCCCGGTGATCGGGTATCCTGAATGTGCACTGGTGGCAACATTGGGAATCGGTGTCCTTTTTTAATTCCCGTACCTAATAACTGAGAGAGTAATAGGGATATAGGCGCACAGATGGCGCGCATTTGCACACCAGACATAAAGATTCGCATGTTATTCTCCTTTTTTAACCGTTAAACATATCACACGCTCTTGAGGGGAAAGTTGAGTCCACTTTCTAGGGAAGAAAAGCCGAATGAATCGTTGCCACCGCGTCGGATGGGGCAACTCGAAAGTAGGCGCCTTAAGATTTGGCTTCATCAGCCGTACGTTTTCTAGATCACGCTCTACGAGAGGCTTTCTTCTCATTTCTCCTCCCTTAACTCTAATTTGTTGGCTATTTCTATAAGTACATCGTCGGGCACACGTGGCCCGTACATAAAAGTAGAAATATAGATAGCTACAAGTGAATCCTTTACTTTGTCTAATTCCACAGGCAACGTTATGGCCTGGTGAAACAATGGACGAATGTTAATTTCGACCCTCTTGATATGATCCTTGTTTAGCTTCATTTTGGTTTCCTTTCATTCCTAAACATTTGTTATATTGTAAATTACACACTGTGCACCGTCGCAGTAAGAGTTTATCTTGCACGGACATTAGCTCGTACTGCTGCCAGCGACGGCGACGCGTACGGCGATGCACGCGATCTCGATTACACTTCACGCATGCGCCGCTGGACACTAACCGTTCGGCCTTATGTCCCTCGTTGCAAGCAATCCCCGTGAAGTAGCGAGAAAGCCCCTGTTCGCGTGCTGCTGCTCTTGTTAGCACCGGTGTACCCATGGCGATCAGTATAGCACAGCGCTGCTGGCCCGTCAATACCCCAGTAGCGCTTCCATGTTAAGTTTTTACTTTTTCTCAACTTCTTTTATCATCCAGTCTCCGTCTCTGTTCGTATAGGTCCCATATTCGTACATACCATACTTCCATGGGACTTCGAATCGTGTGGGATCTCGTTTCCAACGCCTCACTTGACCGTTGATTTTAATAACTCGTGCTTGACCCCATTTGTCCACCACGTGCACGTGGTCACCGGGTGAAAGATTCAAAATCTCTTCTAATGTGAGATATCTAACCGTGAGCATGCGTGGGGTCTTTCTTCGGTCATAGCCGTCCTTAATTTTAAACGTTTTCATTGGTTTTTACTCCTCCCATTTGAGTTCAAGGTGCATTTTTATCATGTCGTTGATATCCGATACCACATCCTCAGCTGTTGATTTGCGATCTTCCATCGCGCATTCAGCGATATCGTTGAGCCATTCAGTTATAGTATACTGAAGATGAGGTGACGCACATTTGCGCATCTCGTCCCTATGGCACAAGAGCGAATGATACAGATAAAGTTCCTTAACTCCAACATGTTGCTTCCTCAGCGTTGCCATCGCTTTTTGTAGTCGTTTTTCTTTAGCCGTCATGCTTCCTCCTGAAAAATCGAATGGGGAGACTCGTCGGTCTCCCCATGGACGCCGGTCACTATTCCTCGGCTTCGACTGCAGCTTCCACCGCGGTCTTGTGGGCTTTCTCCATCGCCTTGAGGAAGGTGCCCGTTGGCTTCATTTTTTTACCCGCCAGCACGATGTGGCCTTCCTTCGCGAGGGCGATCTCCAGCTTCTGCCGTCCATTCATCCGAAACCGTCCTTGCCAGCCTTTCGAGCGATTCTTGGCCCACGGGCCGGAAATGTCGACTTCGTTCTCACGAAGACAGTCCACAAAGCCTTCCATGTCAAAAACTTTCTTGCCCTTTACTTTCGTGATGAAAGCATCCCTGAGCGTCAAGGCCAGCCAATCACCGCAGTTCGAAGCGTCGCCTTTTTCTTTATACCGAATCTTAGCCTGGGCCAACGCGTGGATGGTGGGGATTTTTACCTTGGCTTTCTTCGCAGATTTCTTGGCTTTGGCCTGGGCCTTCGCCTCTTTCTTCTCAGCCTTGTCTACGGCCTTCATCATCTTTTTTGCCTCTGCTGGCGTGGCCGTTCCAGCGACGATCTTGTCGAATTCAGCTTTCTCCTTGCGGAGCTGTTCGACCGACACGCCCGTTCGTTCGGCCATTCTTTTTTCTTCTTGATTTGCTACCATTTGCTTTCTCCTGCGCGGTGTTGCAGCGCGTCGAACACGCCGATATCTGCAGTCATTATAGCACGCTCTTAGCTCCGTGTCAATAGGCTCGTTAGAACGCTTCCCATCTGCTTCCGTCCGAAGATCGGGCAGGAGTGCCCGATGGGGTGGTCCATCTGTGCCGCATTGGATAACCGGAGATGGACCACGGAGCGGCAGATGGACCTTTGCAAGCCGAATGCCATAGGGTCGGACATGCAAGACTCGTGCCAGAGAGACAATGCGAACATTGGTCGAGTGGGCCAGCGATGGCTGGCATTAGGGTAGCTGGCCCACGAATGGCACAGGAGTGGACCTTGGCGTGGGGTTTTTATCTCGCCGTCGTGAGGAGACCCGACATTAGAGAGACGGTCCACCCCTGGTCCACCGGTCCATCTCTCTCTGAATAGTTTAAAAGAAAAGAAAAAGAAACCGTTGCGGCGCGCGCGCATTAGAGCATTAGACGATATGTCCGTCCTACGTAGACCTGCGGAGAGGTGGACCAGGTGGACCAGGTGGACCTTAGGCGCGACATCCGTGCCCGATCTGTAGGGTTTATGACGACTAATGGCTCTCATGCTTCCTCGCGCAGGTCAACCGTGTCGATTAGTCGAGAGGCTTTTTCTTCTTTTTCGAGCCTTTCTTGCATCGCCTCGGCTAGTCGAATAGCCGTCGTTTCGTTGTCGCCATAGCCGATGTGTTTCTTAGGCTTCATGCTTCCTCCTTTTCTTCTACGAGATCGACGCTAACGAGTTCGCTGTCTTCGTCATACTCGCCTTCTATGTTTTTCCAGTCAAGGTTCTTATCCTCTGATGCCTTGACTGCTGCTTCCTCAGATTCGGCTTCTACCACCGTCGCGTAGTACACGACATGTCGAGTTATGATCCGATGTGTTCTCTTGGTTTCATTTTTCCTCCTTTTGGGGGGATGGGGGGCCAGAACGGCCCCCCGGCAGGTCATTAGTCTTTCTTCTTGTCTGGTAGGTCTTTCACTTCTGCTTTAATCCGGTCTGAGATTTCGAGTAGTCGGAGCCACTGTTCTTTGTACAGAGTAACCGGGAAGCGTCCTAGGTTGTAGACCGAGAGACCGCCTTTTTCTGTCTTCTTAAGACGGAGCGCTTGCGGGTTCGCGCGTTCGATCTCGTGCGTCTTCTTCCATTCGGCCAGCTGCGCGTTTTCCTTCTCTAGCCTTGCGATCTTTTCTTGTGGTGTTTCTGTTGCCATTTCCGTTTCTCCTTCTGCGGTTAGCGCTGCTTGGCTGCCAGCGCTAGCGCTCACCCAACAAGAAAGCAAGCGGCGTGCCAGCGCATGCTAAAAAGCGCGTTACGACGTGTTTCGTTTTTTAGCTGCCGAGCCGTTGTATGCCGCGCCATACGCAAGAGGCGTAGGAGCCTTCATACAGCCCAGCGGCCACGGGAAGCAGCGACGGGGGGATTGCGCGGAGACGCGCGGTGTGCTATTCTGGGGCCATGGAACAAAAGGCCACAGGTCAACCGAAACAGAAGGACCCAAGGATCGAAGATAGGAGGGGGGCTAAAAGCCAAGAACTACCCCCGGCTTCGCGCCCCGATCAAGAAGCTATACCCACCCATACCCCCCCTCCTGTCCCCCTTCCCCGTTACGATTTTGCTCATTGTCGCACCCGTCTTGATCACATGGGTCCCTATGTTCCTGAGGACGTAATCGCCGCTATTCGTGTTACTGCCGGTAATTTTACCGAAATGTCTGTTCTGCTCGGTCGCGGACGTACTGCGATAAGAAATTATATATACGCTAATATACGTATCAAGGAAATTCTTGACGAAGAACGCGAGATTTTTCTTGATCAAGTAGAACAGACGATTAGAGAAATTGCTCTAGTAGAACGCGATCCTGCTACTATTCGATTTATCCTAGCTACCCAAGGAAGAGAGCGAGGATGGGGACAAAAAGTGGAACATACAGGCGAAGATGGGGGTCCACTTGCTTTCGAGTTGAAACTTAACGATAGCGCAGTTAATCTGAAGCCTACAACTGTTGAAGAGCTTTTAAGTTCTGGTCTCGATACTGAAGAGGAAAAAGGAGGACACGCATAATGGCCTGTAAAAAGAAAAAGAAAACGAGGTAAACTGTGCCCGTCACAATTAAAAAAACAGCTAGTGGTAAATTCCAAGTTTCGACCCCGCATGGAGTAAAAGCTAAAGCTACGTCGCACGAGAAAGCACTGGCCCAAGAACGCTTGCTTAATGCGGTCGAGCATGGATGGAAACCGGGGAAAAAGAAAAGATGAAGTGGATACTAATCATATCCTGCGCAGGCATTCTCGGATACGAGGCATGGGCATTATTCAATCGCACACCAGGGGACACCATTTCCGAAATAATCTGGGACCTATCAAAAAGACCCCTCATTCCATTCGTATTCGGATGGCTGGCAGGACATTTTTTCGGACAAGCGTTTAACAATTAAGGAGGTTCTATGGCTACAGACCATGAAAAGAACGTGAAGAAATGGATACAAGGAGCAATCCAGCACCCTGGGGCCTTGCATCGACAGATGGGAGTGCCACAAGGACAAAATATTCCCCATTCACGCTTAGTCGCGGCATCACATAAACCAGGGTTGCTGGGGAAACGAGCACGACTAGCCATGACGCTGGGCAAATTAGGGAAATAGTTATCTTCCCCATGAAACTTGAACTTTCACCGGGACCTATAGCCAGCCAATTTATTCGCGCCGTTGCGACGGGGCAGGGCGATGAAGTGCTGGCGCTGGGGCCACGCGGTGAAGCAAAAACGACCTCCGCGCTCATTGCAATGGGCTACCATGCGAAATTACATGAACAGGCCAATTTTAAATTACCCGTCACTTGGATGGGCGTCACGGATACCTTCAATGCTCATAAAGAAAAAACCATCGACACCCTAAAAAGGGATTTATGGCAAGGGGCTTGGAGAATCGAAGACGGGGGGCATAAGGCAATCTTCCATACGAATAAGGATGCCGTGCTGCTATCTTTGTTTGGAATTGAAGATGCGGCGGCGCTGGATCGAGTAAGGAAGGAAACCTGCTGCGCCTGGTATGAAGAAGTAGCACCTACCACCGAAGGGGCCGGGGTGCCAGAAGAAGCAGTGGACATAGGCATAACTTCACAAAGAGTGCCGACGCATGCGGCAGTAACGATGCTCACTTCAAATTATCCTGACGATGGGCATTGGCTTTGGAAGCGATTCAAGCCTATAATGGGGTCATATGGACTGAACGTACATCCGGACGACCCTCGCAAACTAACGTTTCAAATTCCCAAGGGCGACAATAAATATATCACTGCCGCGATGCGCGCCCGATGGCTGGAACGATTAAAAGATCGCCCCGATCTTGTGCAACGATTATTAGAAGGAAAACCAGCCATCATTCATCGGGGGCAAGCGGTGGCCCAAGCGTTCATGGGAACGCAACCGATAGGATACAACGAGGCTCGGCACTTATCCCCAATTCGATTGCGCGTCACGAAAGATGTTCCTATCATACTTGGTCAAGACGGGGGACACACGCCGGCGACGGTTGGAATGCAAGAAGTAAACGGAGTAGTACGCGTACTGTTCTCATTATGCATCAATCGTGGCGGAATGAGGCAGCAGTATAAGCATAATGTGGTGCCATGGCTCCGGCGCTATGCGCCCTGGGCCTTAGAAGATCCGGATGAATACATCTTGGGCGGTTATGACCCGTCGCTGCCTGATGATGAATCGGATACGGAACGGCAAGATAAGAATCCAATCGACGTAATTGAAGATGAAATCCAGGGCGCATGGATTCCAGGACCGGTAGATTGGGAATCGCGTAAGGGTGCCATGTTCGCACTGTTTAATCGTTCCGTAGGTGGAGACCCCGGCGTGCTGATCGACCCCATCGAATGCGAAGGATTACTTCGGGCACTACGCGGACAGTGGTATTATCAAACAGATCGATTTGGAAACGTGACAGGCGATAAACCAAAAAGCCCAAACCATCCACATGAAGATTACGGGCAGGCTTTTTGTTATGCAGCTTGTAGACTTACAACTTATGTGCAAGACGACGGTAGCGATGATATGTCGCAACACAAATCGGAATATGATCCCTTAACTTCAAGAGAGTAAAGGAGAATATCAATGTGCTTCGGCGGATCACCACCAAAACCACCACCTCCACCGGTTCCTCCACCTGTGGAACAACCAACGGATTTAGCAGGACAACAAGCAGCTGATGCGCAAAGACGGCGACTTCGTGCCATGGCCGGATATGCATCAACACAGTTGACTGGCGGTGGTGGAACATTGAGTGCGGCAAATATCGGTAAAACAAGCTTGGGTGGATAAATGGCGGATTACCCAACAAAGCTCCAGTATTATATCGAACGATTAGCATCGCTTCGATCAGAAAGAGATTCCTCTTGGATTCCACACTGGAGAGATCTATCTGATTTTCTACTCACGCGCCAATCCCGATTTCTGACTTCGGACCGCAATCGTGGTGATAAACGTAATCAAAAAATTGTAAATGAAACGGGCACATTGGCGCTACGCACATTATCCAGCGGCATGATGAGTGGCCACACGAATCCAGGGCGACCGTGGTTCAGTTTAACCACACCCGATCCAGCATTGAATGAATACAAGCCAGTGCAGATGTGGCTTAATATTTTTCGAGACCGTATGCTCGAAGTATTCATTCGATCGAATCTTTACTCAATATTACCCATGGCATATCGGGACCAAGGATGCTACGGCACAACGGCCTATCTAATGTTGGAAGATGATGAAGATTTGGTGCGTTTCTATCATTTTCCAATTGGCTCTTATATGCTAGCATGCGACGACCGTGGCCGGGTGGACACGTGTTATCGTGAATTTGAAATGACGGCACGACAAATGGTAAGAAAATTCGGGGTCGACAATTGCTCCATTACCGTGCAGAAAATGGCCTCGACGCCATCGGACAAAGAGCAATGGATTCCAGTTGTGCATGCCATCGAATCTAATCCCGACTACGATCCACGTAAAAGTCATGTGGCTCAGTATAAAGCTTATAAGAGTTGTTACTTTGAATACGCGTCGAATGAACGAAAAGTTTTTCTAAAAGAATCTGGATTCGATCGATTTCGCGTATTGGCCCCCCGTTGGGACGTAATTGGGGAAGACGTATACGGGTGCTCTCCCGGCATGGATGTATTAGGGACGGTGCGGCAATTGCAATTGCGCGAGCGCCGAAAGTCCCAATTAATTGACAAAGGAACTAATCCGCCGATGGGTGCGCCGGTGTCTTTGCGTAAAAAGCGCAGTTCGGTGCTACCTGGAGACGTTACCTATTATGAGCAGACGGCGGTGAACCAAAAATTTGAGCCTCTCTATGAACCCGATCCGCGCTATTATCAGTGGGTATTGGAAGATATTAACAGTTGCTCCAGTCGCATACGGAAAGGATTATTTGAGGATCTGTTTTTAATGATGGCGGCGATTGATAAGACCAACATCACGGCGCGAGAAATTGCAGAAAAGCAAGAAGAAAAGTTGCTGCAATTGGGGCCGGTCATGACCCGTCAGAATGATGAAAATTTCGATCCTTTGGTATCTATGACAGCCGATATTATGTTTAGACAGGGCGTTGTTCCCCCCGCTCCTCCTGAATTACGGGGCAAAGCGTTGACGGTAAAGTATAATTCGATTTTTACCCAGGCTCTTCAGATGGTAGGCGTATCCAGCATTGAAAAGCTAGTAGGATTTATAGGATCAATTGCAGCAGGGAAACCTACTGCAGCGGACAACTTCGATGAAGATGCTGCAGTAACTGAATACGCGAAGGCCCTTGGCTCTCCCCCTAATCTTATTCGGGATAAGCAAGAAGTATATCAAATTCGTTCAGATCGTCAGCGGCAACAACAAATGTTGATGGCTATGCAACAGGCTCAGCCGATGATTGAGAATTTAAAAACGCTCAGCCAAACGAATACTTCAACTGATAACGCTTTAACCCGATTGACAGGATCGCAGCCTCAACAACAACCAGCAGGAGGAAATACATGACGGATGTTTTAAAAAATTTTAAGGGCGTCATGCTCGATGTTAGTAACGGGGATGGGCTAAAAGTGTTAACGGAACTGCGTATCAGAGTACTCAGTAATGGACAGACACAGGTAACAGGTCCGTTAAATAATCCAAAGCTGTGCATGGCGATTTTTGAGGATGCAGTGAATGTTATTAGGGCATACAACCCGATCTCAGATTTGCAAGCTGGACAGCCCATTGTCGGTGCTGTAGCTCCAGGTGACGTGAAAAAATTTTAGAATCTTAATGCAGATTGCACGCCCATATAACGCGAGTAACGTTAAACACGTTAAAAATCGCAAAAAGAACGCTGAATTGGAGCTTCAGCAGGAAAAGGATGCTATGTCTTTTGTGATGAAGCATCCATTGGGGCGTAGATTTGTATGGGCCTTGTTAGAAAAAGCGGGGGTAAACAGCCAATCTTTTACTCCGGATAGAGAACTTACAGCTTTTAATTGCGGGCAGCGCAACATCGGGTTGATGCTTCAGGCGGAAATTGAAGAAAGTTTTCCGAATGAATTCATTCTTATGTGGTCCGAGCATCTAAAACAAGGTATTCAAGAGGAAGAGGAAGATACTGCAGTTCGAACTGAATCAATTTTAGAGGAAGGGGAACACGAAGATGGCCGAAGCGACGACGAGTGAAGGCGGAACAGGAACTAGTGCGTCAGTAACAGCGTCGGTTACTGAACCAACGGCTCTTACGACAAGTCTTACAGATGATAAAGGTCCAGCAGTAAAATCAGACGACGCTGGGACTACTGATTCCAAACAGGCCGATAACAAGGATGTAAAGGAACCAGTCATACCGGATAAGTACGAATTGAAACTGCCGGACGGGGTAATCGTAGACCCTGAACTTATGGACGAATTTACAGGCTTGGCCAAGGGCCTGAAGTTCGACAATGCTACGGCGCAAAAAGCTGCAGATTTGCATTTAAAGGCCATTAGCAAATTCGCGCAGCAGCAGGCGTCGGCGCATGAGGCGCAGTTGATGGAGTGGCACGGTGAGATCATTAACGATCCGGACATTGGAGGGGGTAAGGTCGATGCGACTATGGCGCAAGCGCGAAAAACGCTCGCAATGGCTGCAACTATCCCCGGCGTTAATGCGAAACGTCTGACTGAGGACCTCAATAAATCTGGATTGACCACTCATCCGGACTTGGTGAGAATATTTCATTATTTGGGTCAATTCGTCGGTGAAGACAACAAATTCATCAGCGGATCAGCTACTGGACCCGCTTCGAAAGATGCGGCCACAGTGCTCTATGGGCCTGAAGGAGTGAAATCAAAATAACCTTTAACGTTTATAAGGAGATTTACATATGGCAACATTAGCTACTTCTGCTTTGACTCTTGTGGATTGGTCCAAAAGACTCGATCCTGATGGCTCCACGGCTGTCATTGTCGAACTTTTGAATCAAACCAATGAGATTTTGACGGACATGCTGTGGGTTGAAGGTAATTTACCCACGGGGCACCGAACGACGGTTCGCACCGGACTTCCAGCGGTGGCTTGGCGATTACTTAATGCGGGCGTTCAACCCGGCAAGTCCACGACCATTCAGATCGACGATGCATGCGGCATCTTGGAAGCCTACAGTGAAGTCGACCAAGCGCTCGCCAAGTTGAA